TATCTTCCGTTTGGGTCTGTGTCTCTTGTAAAAACTGTCCACTCTGATCCGTAAAATTCACGCAGTTCAAACAATTCTTCCCAGTCATCAGATAAGTTTCGGTTTCCTATGTACATTGACATCGTGTTCTCCTGTTGTTGATCTATAGGGTTGCCCTATAGAGTATTGCATAAATCACCCCATGTCAACAACTTAGAAAAAAAATTCCACTGCGGACATTGGGACAAGGGACACCCCTTTTATATTAGGGGGTGTGTCCCAGTGTCCCAGTCTGTTCCTCGCCTTGTCCATTGGGACGAATGTCCCAAATGTCCTGTCCTTGTCCCAATTGTCCCAGTCACTTTTCTGACTTTCTGAGCATCATAGAAGCTGCAGTCACGTTGTCAGTAACGACCCATCCGTGGGATTGTGCTTGAATAATTTGGGAGTTCAACAGGTTATAAATTAACCTCCCTTGTTTGCTGGCTTGAGAATATGTTTTGGCTGTTGCCTCTGACAATCCCTCGTTACTCATAAGATAATCAATCAATGCACTCCTGGACAAATAAGGATTGCCATTATTATCTTCAGCGCCAGATGACCACCAGGCATTTGTAAATTTCCGAATATCTTTGGAGTTTTCAGATTCTAATTTAGGTTTCTGCTCAGGCACATTATTTTCAATTGCAAAAACTGCGCCTTTTATTTCCTCGCCATCTTCATCAAACCAACCAAGCGCTACGGGTTGCAGTTTGCCCCAAAAGGTTTGAGGTTCTTCCGTGTCCTTCATCTTGGTGCAGCTCACTTCAATCAAGCCATCCTTCTTTGTGACCATGATTTGAGAGTCCATTGAGGCTTTCCAGGCGCTGGACCCCCTGGCGCGGTGCTTGGCTTCCACGGCATTGCCAGTGTGGTGAACCAAGCACATGCCAGCGTTGAGGGCACGGCCTACGATCTGGACAGCGTTGAGCATGTTGCGAGTGTCCTTGGCATCGTTCTCGTTTCCCGTCATGTGGTTGTTTACAGTGTCGATGGTGATCTGGACTGCATCCTCGATGGTCAACTCGCGCACGGCTTTGATGATCTGAGCCGATGCTGCTGGGCTGTCCATGTCAATGGCCTTGTTGGAGATGAGCAGGTTGTCCAGTTGGTCGATGTTATGGGCCTTGCACCAGGAGGCCACCCGTTGCCTGATGCCGTAGTTGCCCTCGCCGGCCATGTAGACTGAGATGCCCTTCTTGGTCCGGTGGCCGTGCCAGTCCAAGCCAGCGGCAATGTGGCAGGCAATGTCCAAGGCCAAGAAGGTTTTTCCACCGCCTGACTCGCCGTAAATCATGGTGACAGCAAGGTCAGGCACCCATCCTTTGACAATCCACTTGATAGGCGCTGGCTGCCCGAGGTAAGAGGTGGCTCGGGTGAAGAAGTATTCTTGCGTCTCTGCCCTGGTAGCTTCAAGGATTGCATCTGCCGCCTCTGAGCCAATGCCTACCGATGCACCGACATCGCTTTCTGGCTCGTACCTAGACACCGATTTGACGATCTGGGACAGCTCTGAGGATGGCAATGGAATTTCGCAGCGGGTCTCGTTGGCAATGGACAGCGAGGCCATGATTTCGGCCTCTGTGAACCCATGCCGCCGCATTGCACCGCCCATTGCTGCAAGGCCATTGTTGCGGCTGCCCTGGATAAGACCACCGCCGGTGGTTGATTGCTGGCGCTCTGCTGGCTTGCGCATGGCGTTGTAGGCGTTCATCCAAGTCTGTGGGACTTTGAACGGTGCCACGCCATCAAAGGGGTCGCTGGAGGCCTCCCACTCGTAACTGCGCCCTTCAATGGTTGATGGGAAAGCCACAAAGTAGCGGCCATCGGCCAGCAGATCAACACCCTCAGTGAGCTTACAAGACCTGATTTCGGGGTTGTAGTCTGCAATGTGGTGAAAGCCACCGCCTGCTGTAATCTGCATTGCGCCATCAGGCACGCTGCCATGATTTTCAGTCCAAGCAGCCCATGAGTTGTCGCCGCCATTGCGAGGGTCAATGTCAAAGACGACGATGCCTGAGCGTTCACCTGCAGCAATGCCGATATTGAAGTCAGGGTTCTGCGCCCACCAGCGGGTGATCTGCTCTAGATCAGTGGTGGCGTCCTTTACCCCATGCTGGGTGGCAGGCACCTTGCCATTAGGCACGACCGGCAGGACATGCCAGCCCCAGGACGCATAAAACAGTGCTGCTTCAGCTTTGGTTGTCATTGCGATCTGCCTTCAGTGTTCCTTCGGTCTTTACCTCCAGCTCGTACTGCCGAGACATGGGAGGCTTTTCGCCCCATTGGTAGATCACTTGCGGCCACACATCCAGCACATCAGCCAGCTTTTTCAAGCTGCCGTAATAGGCAATTGCTTCCTCAGTTTTCATCTTTTCCACCTTTTTTGAAAATATTTGTTGACATCTTACACAGAAACCTGATACAGTGCAACCACACCCAGAACAGATTTCCTGAAGTGGGTGCCAAAAAGGAGAGCCAAATGGCTATCAAGTTGAAGTCAACGGGCGGTCTAACCGCCAATGGAGTGAAGGTGTTGGTGTACGGCGCTGCGGGGTCAGGCAAGACCACGCTGGTGCAGACGCTGCCCAATGTGATTGTGCTGAGCGCCGAGGGTGGCCTGTTGTCCATCCAGGACGCTGACTTGCCCTACATCGAGATTGCCTCGATGGACGATCTGCGTGAGGCATTTGCCTGGTGCAGGGACAGCAAGGAGGCCGCTGGCTTTCAGTCAGTGGCGCTCGACAGCATTTCGGAGGTGGCCGAGGTGGTCCTGTCCCATGAGCTGAAGAAGTCCAAGGATGGCCGCGCAGCCTACGGCGAGATGAACAGCACGATGACAGAGCTTATCCGTGCTTTCCGTGACCTGCCTGGCAAGCATGTTTACATGAGCGCCAAGCTGGAAAAGTCCACTGACGAAATGGGCAAGATGCTCTACAACCCTGGGATGCCAGGCAAGAGCCTGACGCAGGGTCTGCCCTACTTTTTTGATGAAGTTCTGGCGCTGCGTGTCGAGCGCGATTCCGAGGGGATAACCCAGCGTGCCCTGATGTGCGACTCGGATGGCCTGTGGCTGGCCAAGGACCGCAGCGGCAAGCTCGAAGCCTGGGAAGCGCCAGACCTGGGTGCCATCATTGCCAAGATCGGTGGCATGGCATGACCAAGATGCAAACCCTGAGCGCAGAGTGGCTGCGCCACAAGACCGACGAAGGAAAGGCCACGACAGAGCGCCGCAAGGTTGAGGACCAGATGGTCAAGCTGCTGGCCATTGCAGACAACTTCGAGGGCACTGAGACTGCCGAGCCAGATGGCTTTGTGGTCAAAATCTCTGGCCGCATCGACCGCAAAGTTGATGGTGACAAACTGCAGGCGCTGGCAGCCGAGGCTGGCCTGTCAGACCACCTGGCCACCCTGTTCCGCTGGAAACCTGAGATCAACATGGATGTGTGGCGATCCACAGACGAATCCATCACTAAACCGCTTGCGGACGCAATCACGGCCAAGCCTGGCCGCGCATCTTTCAAAATCATCATTAAGGAGTAATCATCATGGCTTTTTTAACCGAAGAAATCAACGTCACCGAACTGCCAAAAGGCAATGGCAACTTTGAGCCGCTGCCGGCCGGCTGGTACACCGCGACTATTACCAAGGCAGAGCTGAAGACCACGGGCGCTGGCAATGGCCAGTACATCAAGTGCCGCTACGACATCACTGGACCGAGCCACCAAGGTCGTGTCGTCTTTGGAAACTTGAACATCAAAAACCCGAATGTCAAAGCCGAGGAGATCGGTCGCCAGCAACTGGGGGACATCATGCGAGCCATTGGCCTGGCCAAGGTGGTTGACACTGACAACCTGATCGGCGGTCAGATCAGCATCAAGTTGTCAATCAAGCAGGACCCAAAGTACGGTGCCAGCAATGAGGTCAAGGGCTTTAGATCAGTCTCTGGCAGCGCAGCGCCTGCTGCCTCAGCCATTCCTTCCACCCCAGCCCCAGCCAAGACACCCTTTGGTGCGCCCTGGAAAAAGAAGTAGTCAAGAAAGAAAGCCCCAACCCGTTGAAAGGTTGGGGCATAAAAATGGCACTGCAAAAAGGAGAACCCATGAAGATTCCCGAACCAGATATTACCATCCAGTCCTTAATTGACAAGCACCACGAAGAGAAGTCCGAGGTGCCACGCCCACACCTGGGGGCCAGCACGCTGGGCCATGTGTGCGACCGCTGGCTGTGGCTGAACTTCCGATGGGCTGTGCAGCAGACCTTCCCAGGGCGCATCCTGCGGCTGTTTCGCCGTGGCCATGAGGAGGAGGCCAACATCATCAGCGACCTGCGAGCCATCGGCCTCGATGTCCGCAAAGTGTCTGCTCAGTTTAAAGTGGACTTTGGCAGCCATGTGTCGGGCAGCCTAGACGCCATCATTGATTCTGGCGTGCCGGGGGCGCCCAAGGCCAAGCACATTGCTGAGTTTAAGACGGCATCCAAAAAGGCATTTGACGACTTGGAAAAGAATGGCGTCGAGAAGTCCAAGCCCGAGCATTTTGTTCAGATGCAGGTCTACATGGCAGGCACCCAGATCGACCGCGCCTTGTACTTGACCGTTTGCAAAGATGATGACCGCATCTACACCGAGCGCATCAAGTACGACAAGGAAGTGGCAACCAAGGCCATCGAGCGTGGGCAGCGCATTGCCCTGACCGACAGGATGCCAGAGCCGATCAGCGCTGACCCGAGCTGGTATCAATGCAAGTTCTGCCCAGCCCATGACTTTTGCCACCAGTCCAAGACCACAAAGCATGTCAACTGCCGCACCTGCGCCCATGTGACGCCGCTGTCGGACAGCACCTGGCACTGCGCCAAGTGGGATGACATTGTGCCGCTTGAGTCTCAACGTACCGGCTGCGAGAGCCATGTCCTGCACCCTGACTTGGTTCCGTGGAAGCGGCTTGAGGGGCCATCCGACTGGGTGGCAGTCTATGAGATAGACGGGCTTGGCATTGCTAATGGTGAGCCGGGCGAGGGGGTCTATGGGTCAAAGGAACTGCTGGCCAACGCTGCAGCCTGTGCCAGTGGCGATCCGTTGATTGCCGAGGTAAGGGCTAAGTGGGATGGTCGCATATGTTGAGAGACTACCAACAACGCACCATCGACCAGCTCTACGCCTGGTTTGAAGCAGGCAACCAGGGCAACCCCTGCCTAGTCCTGCCCACGGGGTCCGGCAAGAGCCACATTGTTGCCGCATTGTGCAAGGATGCTATCCAGAACTGGCCAGAGACACGGGTGCTCATGCTGACCCATGTTAAGGAGCTGATCGAGCAGAATGCCGAGAAGATGCGCCAGCACTGGCCAGGGGCACCGATGGGCATCTACAGTGCTGGCATTGGCAGGCGTGATCTCGGTGAGCCGATTACGTTTGCTGGCATCCAGTCGGTGCGGGACAAGGCCCAAGCAATAGGCTACGTTGATCTGGTCATCATTGACGAATGCCACTTGGTCAACCACAAGGACGAAGGTGGCTATCGGACACT